CCCGTCTGCACAATTGCAGTACGTATCCGGCTCGAGCTGTGAACTTAATCACAATAAGAGTTGGGACGCAGAAATGAATGGAATCTCTATTCATGCGTCAGGATCTGGCCACAGTGGCCCAGATAGCACATCAAAATCCAGTGTGCTTTCGGCAGAGACCATCGGTAAGGTTGTATACGCCTTGGGTTTTATCCTCAAAGTATATAGTGCCCCACGTAGGGTTCGTACCAGTTTTTACAGACAGGCCATGGCTTATCTGTCAGGATTGGAAGAGCCTCGGTATGAGTCCAGGGTTAAGTATTTAGTTACCTACCCACTCAATGTATACCTTAAGCAGTCCACACCTGTTGCAATTGAACCATGCGATCAGTTCGTCCCCATAGGGCCGTTTCGCAGATGGTTTGCATCGAGATTGCGCGTATTCAGTCGACGGAATACGGCGTTCTTCTTTTCTTGGTTCCAGGGAAAGCGGGGTGCCGCACCTCTCAGCGACGAATCGATCGTCCTTAAGATGGCGAAGCACCGTCAGCAGATGGGGAAACCCGATCCTGCCGACGGCCGCCTTGTCAATGAGGTCATTCGCCCAGCTCGCTCCACGTTGGTGGCGATTGGGAATGCGTTTGTAAAGGAGTACAATGCCTCCGTAGCTTTATCTCAGAGCGACGGAACGTGCCGGGATCAGCATGTCGCTAGCCAAAGCGCTTGTTATGAGAACTCCCGAACTCGGGGGGGGGCGATTGCGCATCTTCGCGCGATCGCTGGCGTTGGGAAACCACGCACCGCGAGCTGGACCTATGCTGGACAGTCCGAGGTTGACCACAACTTGTTTTCCGGAGCGATCGATATCTTCACCGATGTTGATCACTTTGGGAAGTGGGAATTGGAATACGACGGTCAGCTCAGTATTAGGAACCCTGAGATGGAGCGTCATTGGACCTCCTCGATCGAGCGAGAAGCAGCCGAGCTTTCTCTTGGACCGTACGGTGCCAAGATTGCCGGCGTGTTGGAGCCACTCAAACTTCGAGTCATTTCGAAAGGCCCGGCCTCAGCTTATTACGTGCTTTGGAGATTTCAAATCTGCCTATGGCGCGTTCTAAAGCGAATGCCGTGTTTTCGACTGATCGGGGAACGTATGGATTCGACATTCCTAGTTGACCTAGTCAGGCACGCCTCCCACTCCGGTGAGGGGAAGTTGGTCTGGTTTAGCTGGGACTACCAGGCAGCGACGGACGGAAGTTCGGCGCTCTTGGGTCGTACGATCATCGAAGGATTGGTGAAGAGACTGCCCAAGTGGGAACAGGACGTCATCATCAAGGGTCTGGCACCCCACCACATTCGGTATCCGCGGGATACGGGATTGGAGCCTATTCAGCAACAGAATGGGCAGCTCATGGGCTCTCCTGCGAGCTTTGGAATACTTTGTTTGATCAACTTCTCCATCTATATGCGAGCTCTTGAACTCTCTGGCGACGTTCGCCCAGACGGAGAGAAGCTACTTGGTGTGTTGATTAACGGGGACGACAAACTGCGGGTCGCTCGTGAGTCCCAGTGGGCTATTGAGTCTGCTGTTGGATCCAGCGTTGGTATGTTGGAATCAGTCGGGAAGGCGTACGCCCACCCGGTCTTTGCCAATATCAACTCGAAGTGCTATCACTATACGATTGAAGAGGCCTGGTGCCCGCTTGGCGGTACCTGGTTCTCGTTCGCTGGTGCGACGCCGTGGCGCGTCATGCATTTCAACGTTGGCCTTTTCCTCGGAAAGGGTAAGGTGCAGCGCAATTCGGAGGGGTCTGAGGAACGAACTATCGTTTCCACGATCGACGAAATGCTTGACGGCCTACCTGCTAATCAACAGTGTGGGGTCCTCAAGCAATTCATCCACCGGCACCGCGCCATGATCCAGTCTGAGACACTCGGAAGAAACCTTTTCGTCCACGAGAGTCTCGGAGGAATGGGGTGCATGCCGCCGAGTCGGTTCAAATTCTGCATCACTGAGAAGCAGCGTCGTTTAATCAACGCGAGTATCAGTGCTGAGGGGATTGAGCTGCTTGGCGGTGTGAACTCCGCACCGTTGTACCGTGCACCAATGCGGCTGATACGAGGGCCCTGGCTGACTCCTTCGAGGGTTGAGTCGGGTATCCATCGTGTCTACGGGAAGCATAAGGAACTGCTTCCTACCCGGGGCTGGCTTCAGTTGGGCGTTGCTCGACTAGAGACTTGGGATCGAGACTTTATTGAGACGCGTCGCCTATATGAGCGCGACGTCGGCGACGTTCATGGGGATTCCATCTTCATGGACAAGATGTACTGTCTTACGCAGCCTTGGGCCACTGGTGTGGCCTTTCTCACCCGAGAGTTCGGAAGGGTGGGTCTGGTCTAGGCCTTGTGTGCCTAACGCAGTCTGTATCCGACTGGTATGGAACCGTTATGCTTCGTACAAAGCACCCCCTCACAATACGTCCTCGTTTCCGGCTGGCTGCCGGTGTAAGATCGTGGAGAGGGGCCCCAGGGTGACGGGGTCATGAATCATCGACGGTTGGAATGCGCGTCAATAAATACTTGCATTATCCTAACGGGTTCAAATACATAAACCAGCCAAAATCTGCTCCCTGGAGTGGGCCGTAGTCGGCCCGGATCTTTAGGTTCCCTCTGGGGGTAGGGTGGACCGTAGACAGCTCGGCCTGTCGGGGTATCTGCTCGAGAATTGCGTGCTAAGTCTGTGTCACGGGATGCGCTCACCTACGGGTTAGAGACTACTCTGTGTTACAGTAAATGCCTAACGACTGCACGGTTGGGCCAGGAGATGATTGAGCGTCCGCCTCGCGCGCATCGCCACCTCTTGGTATATTTGGATGAACAGTCTCCGTGGTTATTCGGGTCTGCCGTGAACAAATAACTATTCACTCTCATCTTCGGAATGCCAAAGCATTCTACGAAAACTTCGGCGCAAGCCAAACCATCGAAGGGTCCAGTACAACCCAAGCGAAACAATGTACCAGTCGGACGCCTTGCGGCATATGATCCCGACCAGGTTCGGCCTGGGGTCCGTCGCAAGGGGAACCGCGAGCAGATCTCCTGGATCGCCGGCACAGCCTATGTGGGCAACGGCACTCTGGGCGCTACTGAT